GAGCATTGCGAGATGCTGGAGACCTTGAGCCAGAGCGAAGCGAGGGAGTGGATAAAACGTTATCGCAAGAAACGACTAGAGCTGGGCAAGCAGGAAGCCCAAGCATGGTGGGAAAGTGTCAAGATGGACATCAGAAAAAAACGTGGGCAGGATGGTCACGATACCTTGATTACCAACATGAGGCAACAAAATGAGACGAGCCGCTCGGGTTGATGCAAATCAAGAGCAAATTGTTAGTGCGCTTCGTGCCGCTGGTGCGTATGTTTGGATTATTGGCTTACCTGTGGATTTGCTTGTGGGATATAAAAACCATACTTTTCTTGTAGAGATCAAAACAGACTCCAAAAAACGTTTAACGGGGTTGCAAGCGGATTTTTTTGAAAATTGGTCAGGTAATACCTTGGCAAGAATTGACAGCCCTGAAGCGGCTTTGAGAATGATTGGAGTTATAAAATGAAACCAGAAGAAGCAGCCCAAACAATCAGAGATAAAGCACCAGCCTACGGTGAGGCTAAAGCACAAAGGGTGTATCTTGAAGAATTCCGTAAGTCCAAAAAAGCCTTGCTGATGAAAGATGCACTAAAACTTGGAGTAGAAGCGGCAAATGCACAGGAGAGAGAAGCATACGCAGACCCAGCTTATCACCAATTACTCAAAGGTCTAGCACTGGCAATCGAGCAAGAGGAGACCCTAAAATGGGAACTAGAAGCGGCAAGGCTGGACATAGAAATTTGGCGAACTAGAGAAGCAACTAACAGGATGCAAGATAGGTCGCACCAATGAAATGCCCAGAATGTGGGACATGGACAATCGTAAAAGAAACCAGAACAAGCACAACAAACACACGCAGACGCAGGCTTGAATGTGCAAATGAACACAGATTCACTACTTTGGAGACCATAATTGTTTCAAAAACACCAATACGTCAGAAGCAAAAAACTATTAAAACTGGTAGCAAGTCTTGATTGTCAACTCTGCGGCTCAAACCATTTTGTTCAAGCGGCTCATACAAATTGGGGCGGTGGTAAAGGCAGAAGCATCAAAGCTGATGATAATTTAACGGCTGCACTGTGCATGACTTGCCATTACGAAATTGATGCAGGGGCTAAATGGTCGAAAGTGGAAAGACAAGAGGCGTGGCAAACAGCACACCACAAAACAGTGCAGTTATTGTTGCAAACAAACCAATGGCCTGTTGACATACCTATACCAAACACAGCAAAATGAATACGCTGACAGTTGCCATTGCCAGCTTTGGGGCTTTGGCCCCTTTTTTTTGAGGACACTATGAATCCAGCAGATAAAGTCGAAAAATGGGCTATTGACAGACTAATACCCTACGCACGCAACGCACGCACGCACTCTGATGAGCAAGTTGCACAGATTGCGGCAAGCATCAAAGAGTGGGGTTGGACAACACCCATACTAGTAGATGAGCAGGGCGGCATCATCGCAGGACATGGAAGAACTCTGGCGGCACAACGTCTTAAAATAAAAGAAGTGCCAGTGATGGTGGCAAGGGGCTGGAGTGATGCGAAAAAAAGGGCTTATGTTCTGGCAGACAACAAGCTGGCCTTGAATGCTGGTTGGGACAACGAGATGCTGGTACTAGAGTTGTCGGAAATTGGCGATTTAGGATTCGATTTGAAGTTAATCGGTTTTGACCCATCTGAATTTAACAAATCCATTGTGGATTATTCTGTTCTTGATAGCGAGAATATTGATGAACAGCTTGACGAAATGGCTGACGGTGTTCGCAAAGCTATTCAGATAGAATTTGAGCCTGACCATTATGCAGAGGCACAGGAATTGGTATCATTTTGGCGGAATGAGGGCGCATACATCGGTTATATGCTTTTGGATATGTTGCGCAAAGAAAAAGGCAAGCTGTGAAAATTTTTTTAATGTATTACGACAGATTTAAAGAGGCAACGACTTCTTTAGAGCTTGGTAAGCATAAAGAAAGACACATTGTGTTATGTCATAACAACGCAAATAAATTTACTTGTATTTCCGAATACGGGGTTCTTGTAGAGACTAAAGAGCCGAAAGGTATACAAAACAATTTTAACTATGCGCTTAACTCTATAAAAGATGGCGAATGGGCTATTTTTATGAGTGATGACTATATTCGTTCCAAAAAATACGAAAAAGGGCAATTTGTTACAGCAAGCATAGATTATGTTTTAAACGAACTTAAGAAAACCATAGAGTTGGCAGATAAAGCGGGAGTAAAATTGGTAGGATTAAATTCCACAGGCAATGCGCTTTATGCTAAAAACAAGTATGGCAAATTTGGGTTGGTAGATGGCAGGACATACGCTATAAAGAAAACTAATTTTAAATTTCACTCAGATATATGTACTGCAACAGATTATTACGCTACAGCATATCATTTAAATAAATATGGTGGAAACCTTGTAAATAATCATGTTTTTATGGAATATGCAAGGTATTCTGAAAAAGGTATAGGCACAATAGAGCAGAGAGCGGCCCAAAAAATTAAAGATGTTGCTCTTTTAAAACAGTTGTTCCCTAACAACATTGAAATTAAAAGCAAAAGCGGTCAGCCAGCAGGCGGTCATTGCATTATAAAAAAATGAAAACGATAGAACTAATCAATATACCTAACGATGTGAAAGTCGGAGATGTATGCGGGGAAATTTCTCCCAACATTACCGAAAGCACTATTTTTACCGTTAATGGGGAAATAGTTGGATTTTTTCTTAAGAAAGTGCCTGAAAAACTAGAAAAAATTATTAATGTCGCTAATGCAGAGTTCCTTACCGATAGAGTACCGAAAGAAACCATGAATCGTGGACCAGTTGGTTCTAATAAATGGAAAACAGAACAAGAAGCTAACGGAATTAAACCTGTACAACAATACAGTACGATTCTCGGAAGCTGTGCTCCGAAACCACATATGAGACTGCCTTATCCGAGAATGGGCATGGTGCATCAAGATAAAAATGCAAGAACATTCGTTAAGGCGATGTTAATGGCGTGTACAGAAGCAGAAAATGTGATTAACGAAATTGCCCCAGAATTATATGAGAAACAACTTAGCATCATCACTGCAAAAGTTCCACCTAAATGGAGATTTGGGAGATTATTCACAAGCAGCATAAGTAATTTTAACATTGCTGCGAGTTATCACCGAGATGCGGGTAATTTAGAGGGTTGCGCAAATGTCATCATTACCAAAAGAAGGAACGCTAGAGGTGGTAATCTAAATGTGCCAGATTACGGAGTAACTATGGACTCATGCGATAACTCGATGTTGGTGTATCCAGCTTGGCGCAACGTTCATGGCGTTACACCTATACGTCCAACTGAAGAGGGGGGATACCGCAATAGTTTGATATTCTATCCACTCAAGGCTTTTAACGCTTATTGGTAAAATATGACAAAAACTGAAAAACCCATATTAAAAAAGCGAGGTTCAAATGGTGGCGCACGTGAAGGCGCAGGAAGACCAGCCTTTGAACCAACACTAGCCGAGCGCAAACAAGTAGAAGCCTTGTCAGGTTACGGCTTACCTATTGACCAGATAGGCGCACTGGTGCGAGATGGCATCAGCGTTGATACGCTACGGGCGCACTTCAGCGCAGAGCTGCAATCAGGCAAGGCAAAGGCTAACGCCCAAGTGGGCAAGACCCTGTTTAGCAAGGTGATGGCAGGCGACACGACTGCGGCTATCTGGTGGAGTAAAACCCAGATGAGATGGGCAGAAACCCAGAAGCACGAGTTAACTGGCGCTGATGGTGTGCCACTAGAGTTCACGAAGATTGAGCGTGTAGTTATCAAAAATGGGTAAAACCCTGCAAATCCAAACGCCTGAGTGGGCGTTGCCCTTGCTGGAGCCAAGCCGCTACAAGGGCGCATGGGGTGGTCGTGGTTCTGGCAAGTCACACACCTTTGCCGAGCTGATGATTGAGATGCACATACTTGACCAAAAGCGCAGAAGCGTTTGTGTGCGTGAAATACAGAAATCTTTGAATCAATCGGTCAAGCGTCTGCTGGAGACCAAGATTGAAGCCATGAACGCTGGCGCATACTTTGAGATACAAGATGCGGTCATCAAGTCTAAAAAGGGCGATGGTGCGATTATTTTCCAAGGTATGCAAAACCATACAGCCGACTCAATTAAGTCGCTAGAAGGCTACGATTGCGCTTGGGTTGAGGAAGCGCAGTCCCTAAGTCAAACCAGCCTTGACTTATTAAGGCCAACAATCCGCAAACCCAATTCAGAACTTTGGTTCACTTGGAATCCGAGGCAACAGTCCGACCCAGTGGATTTTCTATTGCGTGGACCTGAACCGCCAACCGATGCCGCAGTTATCAAGGTGAACTTTGGTAATAACCCGTGGTTTCCGCATGTCTTAAAAGACGAAATGGAATACGACAAGCGCAGAGACCCCGACAAGTATCAGCACGTTTGGATGGGTCAGTACCTTAGAAACAGCAATGCAAGGGTGTTCCGCAACTGGAAAATTGACGACTTTGAAGCACCGCAAGATGCAATTCATCGCCTCGGTGCTGATTGGGGTTTCTCAGTTGACCCCACTGTTTTGGTCAGATGTCACATAATTGGGCGAACTCTTTACATTGATTACGAAGCCTACATGGTGGGATGTGAGATTGTGAACACGCCCGAGCTGTTTATGCAAATCCCTGAGGCGGAGAAATGGCCTATCGTGGCAGATTCAGCTCGACCAGAGACCATCAGCCACATGAAGCGCAATGGCTTTCCTAAGATAATGAACGCAGTTAAAGGCCCTAAGTCGGTCGAGGAAGGCATCGAGTTTTTGAAGAACTACGACATCGTGGTTCACCCTCGTTGCGTTCACACTATTGACGAATTAAGCCTTTACAGTTATAAGTCAGACCCATTAACTGGCAGAATATTGCCTATGCTTGAGGACAAGAAAAACCACGTCATTGATGCTTTGCGATATGCTTGCGAGGGTGTCAGGCGTGCAGCAGTAGCAAAAGTAATGAACTTCACGCCATTGCCTACTATGAATAAATGGTAGAAAATCGCACAAACAAGGACAGACATGGCACGAATTCCAAACGACCAAAGACTCGCCAATTTACACGCTGAAGCCTTACGCCAGTTTAATGATATTCAGACTGCGCTACGGGATGAACGCCTGCAATGCTTGCAAGACAGACGCTTTTATTCCCTGTGCGGTGCTCAGTGGGAAGGCCCATTGTGGGATCAGTACGAGAATAAACCAAAGTTTGAGGTCAACAAAATCATGTTGGCTGTCATTCGCATCGTCAACGAATATCGAAATAACCGCATTACAGTCGATTACGTGAGCAAAGATGGCTCAGAGAACGACAAGCTGGCAGAGGTCTGCGATGGCCTTTATCGTGCTGATGAACAAGCATCTGTGGCAGATGAGGCTTACGACAATGCTTTTGAAGAAGCCGTAGGTGGTGGCATTGGTGCATGGAGACTGAGAACAGTCTACGAAGACGAGGAAAATGACGAAGATGACCGACAGCGCATCCGCTTTGAGCCAATCTACGATGCCGACAGTTCAGTATTCTTTGACCTGAATGCCAAGCGACAAGACAAATCAGATGCCAAATTCTGCTTTGTGGTCACCAGCATGACCCGTGAAAGCTACAAAGAAATTTATAACGATGACCCAACGGATTGGCCTAAGATCATTCACCAGTACGAGTTTGATTGGTCAACCCCTGATGTGGTGTTTGTGGCTGAATACTACAAACTTGAGGAAAAGACAGAAACCATCCGCATTTTCCAAGCGATTGATGGCACTGAGGAACGATACACAGCCCTTGACTTTGAGAACGATGAGACATTAGAAGAAACCCTAATGGCAATCGGCACAAGAGAAGTCAGGCAGAAACGTGTCAAGCGTATGCGTGTTCGCAAATACATCATGTCGGGCGGCAAGGTTTTGGAAGACGCTGGTTATATTGCTGGCAAGTGCATCCCCATCGTGGTGGTGTACGGCAAGCGTTGGTTTGTGGATAACATCGAGCGTTGCATGGGTGCTGTCAGATTGGCAAAAGATGCTCAACGTCTGAAGAATATGCAACTGTCAAAGCTGGGCGAGA